TTACTTCTTCGCCTCTGCAACCACTTTGCTACCCACGCCGCGGTTATTGTATTCCCACATGCGGTTGTAGTTAGTGTCATTCAGATTGCGCTGTACTTCGTCGTTATCATCAACGTTGCCAGTATTACCCGCAAACGGACGATTGGAAATCACCGCATCGGCCCACGGTTTCGCCGTGTTAAAACCTTCGTTGATGGCGCTATCACGGATCACTACCTGACCGTTGGTATTGGCATCAACATCCAGCGAGCGGCCCAGTTGCGCCACGCCATCCCCGGAAGCATTGAAACGGCTGTTTACGGCGAGGAAACCGTAGTAAATGTTGGACAGCGTAGCCGGTGCAAACACATACGCTTCTTGCTGGGTACGGGAGTTCACCACGCGGAATTCGGTGTTATCGAACACCACTGCGCCGCGACCAGAAACGATATCCACATCCCCTTCAATGTAGCTGTTAGTCACCAGGGTACGCGGCTGACGGTTGCTTTCCAGACGGTTTTGCACACCGCTGTTGGTGACAAAGAAGGTATTCTGGCGACCGAGAATATTGACGTTATTGATCTGCACTTTGTCGCCATCAGTACGCAGTGCCACCGCCGGATGGTTACCCGCATCTACGCTATCGCCCAGTGTGTTTTCGATGGTCAGGTTTTGCAGTTGCAGGCCATTGTTTTGTGACCAGAAGACCGCAGAACAGAGCACGCCAATGCTGTCGCTGCGTTTGCTCTGGCAGCTATCGTACATATACCACGCTGGTTTACCCGGCATATATTTGCCGCGTGGGTTGACGTCGTGACGCCAGTCGGCTGGGCTCATGCCCCCATCAAGGGAAAGCCCAATTTTCACATCAATCGGTTTTTCACCTGTACCGTACAGAGTAATTCCACCCGGAGCGGCAGGGACATACACCGTTCCCTGATACTCACCAGGCATCACGGCAATATACTGGCGCTTGTTGGTACGCTTGATAATTGCCGCATCTACCGCCGCCTGAATCGTGGTATGCGTTACACCTTGAGTACCCGCCGGGCCGACAACAAAGTCAGGTTGTGCAGGCAGGGTAATCGGGGAAGGATTCCACGCTGCAGCACCTGGTGTCAGGGATGCAAAATAGTGTTGAGCATCGAAATTCTGCGCTTCTTTTGCCGACAGAATCGGGCGAGAAGAGGTACCAGGCGCGGTTTGATCAGAAGGACGTTGATCGGGCGGTGTTGAGCTACAGGCGGTCAGCGTCACGCCAAAAGCCAATGCCAGCGCCAGACGGGAAACTGAAAATGTGTTCACAGGTTGCTCCGGGCTATGAAATAGAAAAATGAATCCGTTGAAGCCTGCTTTTTTATACTAAGTTGGCATTATAAAAAAGCATTGCTTATCAATTTGTTGCAACGAACAGGTCACTATCAGTCAAAATAAAATCATTATTTGATTTCAATTTTGTCCCACTCCCTGCCTCTGTCATCACGATACTGTGATGCCATGGTGTCCGACTTATGCCCGAGAAGATGTTGAGCAAACTTATCGCTTATCTGCTTCTCATAGAGTCTTGCAGACAAACTGCGCAACTCGTGAAAGGTAGGCGGATCCCCTTCGAAGGAAAGACCTGATGCTTTTCGTGCGCGCATAAAATACCTTGATACTGTGCCGGATGAAAGCGGTTCGCGACGAGTAGATGCAATTATGGTTTCTCCGCCAAGAATCTCTTTGCATTTATCAAGTGTTTCCTTCATTGATATTCCGAGAGCATCAACATGCAATACTGTTGGGATGGCAATTTTTACGCCTGTTTTGCTTTGCTCGACATAAAGATATCCATCTACGATATCAGACCACTTCATTTCGCATAAATCACCAACTCGTTGCCCGGTAACAACAGCCAGTTCCATTGCAAGTCTGAGCCAACATGGTGATGATTCTGCTGCTTGATAAATTTTCAGGTATTCGTCAGCCGTAAGTCTTGATCTCCTTACCTCTGATTTTGCTGCGCGAGTGGCAGCGACAGGGTTTGTTGTTATATGGCCTTCAGCTATTGCCTCTCGGAATGCATCGCTCAGTGTTGATCTGATTAACTTGGCTGACGCCGCCTTGCCCTCGTCTATGTATCCATTGAGCATTGCCGCAATTTCTTTTGTGGTGATGTCTTCAAGTGGAGCATCAGGCAGACCCCTCCTTATTGCTTTAATTTTGCTCATGTAATTTATGAGTGTCTTCTGCTTGATTCCTCTGCTGGCCAGGATTTTTTCGTAGCGATCAAGCCATGAATGTAACGTAACGGAATTATCACTGTTGATTCTCGCTGTCAGAGGCTTGTGTTTGTGTCCTGAAAATAACTCAATGTTGGCCTGTATGGCTTCAGTGATTGCGATTCGCCTGTCTCTGCCTAATCCAAACTCTTTACCCGTCCTTGGGTCCCTGTAGCAGTAATATCCATTGTTTCTTATATAAAGGTTAGGGGGTAAATCCCGGCGCTCATGACTTCGCCTTCTTCCCATTTCTGATCCTCTTCAAAAGGCTACCTGTTACTGGTCGATTTAAGTCAACCTTTACCGCTGATTCGTGGAACAGATATTCTCTTCCATCCTTAACCGGAGGAGGGAATATCCTGCATTCGCGCACCCATCGACGAACTGTTTCAAGGCTTCTTGGGCGTCGCTGGCGAGCGTTCCACTCCTGAAGTGTCAAGTACATCGCAAAGTCTCCGCAATTACACGCAAGAAAAAACCGCCATCAGGCGGCTTGGTGTTCTTTCAGTTCTTCAATTCGAATATTGGTTATGTCTGCATGTGCTATCTGCGCCCATATCATCCAGTGGTCGTAGCAGTCGTTGATGTTCTCCGCTTCGATAACTCTGTTGAATGGCTCTCCATTCCATTCTCCTGTGACTCGGAAGTGCATTTATCATCTCCATAAAACAAAACCCGCCGTAGCGAGTTCAGATAAAATAAATCCCCGCGAGTGCGAGGATTGTTATGTAATATTGGGTTTAATCATCTATATGTTTTGTACAGAGAGGGCAAGTATCGTTTCCACCGTACTCGTGATAATAATTTTGCACGGTATCAGTCATTTCTCGCACATTGCAGAATGGGGATTTGTCTTCATTAGACTTATAAACCTTCATGGAATATTTGTATGCCGACTTTATATCTATACCTTCATCTACATAAATACCTTCGTGATGTCTGCATGGAGACAAGACACCGGATCTGCACAACATTGATAACGCCCAATCTTTTTGCTCAGACTCTAACTCATTGATACTCATTTATAAACTCCTTGCAATGTATGTCGTTTCAGCTAAACGGTATCAGCAATGTTTATGTAAAGAAACAGTAAAATAATACTCAACCCGATGTTTGAGTACGGTCATCATCTGACACTACAGACTCTGGCATCGCTGTGAAGACGACGCGAAATTCAGCATTTTCACAAGCGTTATCTTTTACAAACCCGTATTCCTGCTCATATCACTCTCCTTTGATGCGAATGCCTGTTGCAATGCTGTTTATGATGCTGTCAGTGCATGGGGTAGAAAGCTGGGCATCTCCAGCAATTCTCATGACCTCAACATCTGCATATCGAATACCGAGGTGTATCAGACCGGCTATACCTGACTTAAGCCGAGCATTTTCCATAAACAGATCCTTTGCCCGCTGTTTTTCTGCCTCAAGCTCAACGCGCAACTTCCCTACCGTTAACGCAATCTCCTCGTTCTCCTGGTCGCGGCGTTTGATGTATTGCTGGTTTCTTTCCAGCTCATCCAGCAGCGCCAAGACGGTAGCGGGATTGGCTGCGGCGATGAATTCAGCATTGGCCTGCTGTTCCATTTGGAAATCTTCATCGAAACCGCTTTCTGGATGCGCTCCTTCAATTCTGCAAATAGGAATATATCCAGCAACTTCACGATGAATTAGCGCATCATCACCATCAAATCGGCTCTCTCCATATTCGAGCGACCACTCACCACACGTTGCTTTTTCTGCCTTGGCCCGCAGTGCCTGAGAGTTAATTTCGCTCACTTCGAACCTCTCTGTTTACTGATAAGCTCCAGATCTTCCTGGCAACTTGCACAAGTCCGACAACCCTGAACGGCCAGGCGTCTTCGCTCATCTATGGGATCGCCACACTCACAACAATGAGTGGCAGATATAGCCTGGTGGTTCAGGCGGCGCATTTTTATTGCTGTGTTGCGCTGTAATTCTTCAATTTCTGATGCTGAATCAATGATGTCTGCCATCTTCCATTAATCCCTGAATTGTTGGTTAATACGCTTGAGGGTGAATGCGAATAATAAAAAAGGAGCCTGTAGCTCCCTGATGATTTTGCTTTTCATGTTCATCGTTCCTTAAAGACGCCGTTTAACATGCCGATTGCCAGGCTTAAATGAGTCGGTGTGAATCCCATCAGCGTTACCGTTTCGCGGTGCTTCTTCAGTACGCTACGGCAAATGTCATCGACGTTTTTATCCGGAAACTGCTGTCTGGCTTTTTTGATTTCAGAATTAGCCTGACGGGCAATGCTGCGAAGGGCGTTTTCCTGCTGAGGTGTCATTGAACAAGTCCCATGTCGGCAAGCATAAGCACACAGAATATGAAGCCCGCTGCCAGAAAAATGCATTCCGTGGTTGTCATACCTGGTCTCTCTCATCTGCTTCTGCTTTCGCCACCATCATTTCCAGCTTTTGTGAAAGGGATGCGGCTAACGTATGAAATTCTTCGTCTGTTTCTACTGGTATTGGCACAAACCTGACTCCAATTTGAGCGAGGCTATGTGCCATCTCGATACTCGTTCTTAACTCAACGGGAGATGCTTTGTGCATACAGCTCCCCGTTTATTATTTATCTCCTCAGCCAGCCGCTGTGCTTTCAGGGGATTTCGGATAACAGAAAGGCCGGGAAATACCCAGCCTCGCTTCGTAACGGAGTAGACGAAAGTGATCGTGCCTACGCGGATATTATCGTGAGGATGTTTCATCGCCATTGCTCCCCAAATACAAAACCAATTTCAGCCAGTGCCTCGTCCATTTTTTCGATGAACTCCGGCACCATCTCGTCAAAACTCGCTATATACTTTTCATTCCGCTCAATCACGACATAATGCAGGCCTTCACGCTTCATGCGCGGGTCATAGTTGGCAAAGTACCAGGCATCTTTTCGCGTCACCCACATGCTGTACTGCACCTGGGCCATGTAAGCCGATTTTATTGCCTCGAAACCACCGAGCCGGAATTTCATGAAATCCCGGGAGGTAAACGGGCATTTCAGTTCAAGGCCGTTGCCGTCACTGCATAAACCATCGGGAGAGCAGGCGGTGCGCATACTTTCGTCGCGATAGATGATCGGGGATTCAGTAATATTCACGCCGGAAGTGAATTCAAACAGGGTTCTGGCGTCGTTCTCGTACTGTTTTCCCCAGGCCAGCGCCTTAGCATTAACTTCCGGAGCCACACCGGTGCAAACCTCAGCCAGCAGGGTGTGGAAGTAGGACATTTTCATGTCAGGCCACTTCTTTCCTGAGCGGGGCTTTGCTATCACGTTGTGAACTTCTGAAGCGGTGATGACGCCGAGCCGTAATTTGTGCCATGCATCATCCCCCTGTTCGACAGCTCTCACGTCGATCCCGGTACGCTGCAGGATAATGTCCGGTATCATGCTGCCACCTTCTGCTCAGTGGCTTTCTGTTTCAGGAATCCAAGAGCTTTCACTGCTTCGGCCTGTGTCAGTTCTGACGAGGCGCGAATGTCGCGGCGAAATATCTGGGAACAGAGCGGCAATAAGTCGTCATCCCATGTTTTATCCAGGGCAATCAGCAGAGTGTTAATCTCCTGCATGGTTTCATCGTTAACCGGAGTGATGTCGCGTTCCGGCTGACGTTCTGCAGTGTATGCGGTATTTTCGACAATGCGCTCGGCTTCATCCTTGTCATAGATACCAGCAAATCCGAAGGCGAGACGGGCACACTGAATCATGGCTTTATGCCGTAACATCCGTTTGGGATGCGACTGCCACGGCCCCGTGATTTCTCTGCCTTCGCGGGTTTTGAATGGTTCGCGGCGGCATTCATCCATCCACTCGGTAACGCAGATCGGATGATTGCGGTCTTTGCGGTAAATCCGGCATGTGCAGGATTCATTGTCCTGCTCAAAGTCCATGCCATCAAACTGCTGGTTTTCATTGATGATACGGGACCAGCCATCAACGCCCACCACCGGAACGATGCCGTTCTGCTTGTCAGGGAAGGCGTAAATTTCTTTCGTCCACGGATTAAGGCCGTACTGGTTGGCGACGATCAGCAATGCGATGAACTGCGCATCGCTGGCATCACCTTTAAATGCCGTCTGGCGAAGAGTGGTGATCAGTTCCTGTGGGTCGACAGAATCCATGCCGACGCGTTCAGCCAGCTTCCCAGCCAGCGTTGCGAGTGCTGTACTCATCCGTTTTATACCTCTGAATCAATATCAACCTGGTGGTGAGCAATGGTTTCAACCATGTACCGGATGTGTTCTGCCATGCGCTCCTGAAACTCAACATCGTCATCAAACGCACGGGTAATGGCTTTTTTGCTGGCCCCGTGGCGTTGCAAATGATCGATGCATAGCGATTCAAACAGGTGCTGGGGCAGGCCTTTTTCCATGTCGTCTGCCAGTTCTGCCTCTTTCTCTTCTCGGGCGATCTGCTGGTAGTGACGCGCCCAGCTCTGAGCCTCAAGACGATCCTGAATGTAATAAGCGTTCATGGCTGAACTCCTGAAATAGCTGTGAAAATATCGCCCGCGAAATGCCAGGCTGATTAGGAAAACAGGAAAGGGGGTTAGTGAATGCTTTTGCTTGATCTCAGTTTCAGCATTAATATCCATTTTTTATAAGCGTCGACGGCTTCACGAAACATCTTTTCATCGCCAATAAAAGTGGCGATAGTGAATTTAGTCTGGATAGCCATAAGTGTTTGATCCATTCTTTGGGACTCCTGGCTGATTAAGTATGTCGATAAGGCGTTTCCATCCGTCACGTAATTTACGGGTGATTCGTTCAAGTAAAGATTCGGAAGGGCAGCCAGCAACAGGCCACCCTGCAATGGCATATTGCATGGTGTGCTCCTTATTTATACATAACGAAAAACGCCTCGAGTGAAGCGTTATTGGTATGCGGTAAAACCGCACTCAGGCGGCCTTGATAGTCATATCATCTGAATCAAATATTCCTGATGTATCGATATCGGTAATTCTTATTCCTTCGCTACCATCCATTGGAGGCCATCCTTCCTGACCATTTCCATCATTCCAGTCGAACTCACACACAACACCATATGCATTTAAGTCGCTTGAAATTGCTATAAGCAGAGCATGTTGCGCCAGCATGATTAATACAGCATTTAATACAGAGCCGTGTTTATTGAGTCGGTATTCAGAGTCTGACCAGAAATTATTAATCTGGTGAAGTTTTTCCTCTGTCATTACGTTATGGTCGATTTCAATTTCTATTGATGCTTTCCAGTCGTAATCAATGATGTATTTTTTGATGTTTGACATCTGTTCATATCCTCACAGATAAAAAATCGCCCTCACATTAGAGGGCAAAGAAGATTTCCAATAATCAGAACAAGTCGGCTCCTGTTTAGTTACGAGCGACATTGCTCCGTGTATTCACTCGTTGGAATGAATACACAGTGCTGTGTTTATTCTGTTGTTTATGCCAAAAATAAAGGCCGACTATGCGGCCTGAAATTACTTAACCAATGATGCTGCATATTCGATAAGGTAAAGCTTTGGGGCCAGCCAAATTTTTAACCAAGTCATATTGGTTACTACACCAATAATAAAAATCCCCCACAGAGTCAAAACTCCAACCAATGGCATGATAAGAAGGTTAATATCTCCTTTGCTATCCCAAACCATTGTCGGCCTGTATTTGGGATTTCCCCTCTCCCATGAGTATCCTTCATCACCGATTTTACCTGTCTCAACTCTTTGGCACTGCTTCTTCATAAACCAGAAAACCAGTGGGATTGTTAGAATGGCTATTAATGTTTTAATCAGACTGTCAACCATATTCCATAGCAGCAACTGATGAACAACATCAGGAATCTGCGCTTGGCTGAATGAAACAGCCGCGTCTATTCCATTGCTGGCTTTTTGCAGTAGTTCTACGAGAATCTTGTTTGCTTGTTCTTCCATATATCCCCTTGATTGTAATAAGCATGAAATTATTTACGGCCAAAAAATAAAGGCCACCATCAGGCAGCCTTGTAGTTCTGTTTACCAAGTTCTCTGGCAATCATTGTCGTCGTTCGTATTGTCTACACCATTGATTCTTATCAATAGTCGTAGTCATACGGATAGTCCTGGTATTGTTCCATCACATCCTGAGGATGATCTTCGAACTCTTCAAATTCTTCTTCCATATCTCACCTCAAATAAGTGGTTTGCTGCCTAATTTCATTTTCTGGCGACCAACACAAGTCATCTTGCTGTCAGTTGTTTGGATTTCCGGTAGCCTGCCGCGTAAAGAGCTACGTTTGGAAGACAAGTTGAGCCTTCATATTTTCTGGTCAGCGTTGTCAGTGTTATTACTTCTGCTCTCATTGCTGGTTTGCGCTTGCATTGCAAGACCACTCGTGAAGGGGTTGGCCTGTGTAGCTTGTCGGAGCTGATCGCCTTCTGACTTTGCAGATTTGCGCGACGAGCTCTACGGCGAGAAGCTGCGGTGCCTTTAAATTCTGTTTTTCTGGACATAGATTCCTCCCGAATAAACTTTGGCGATGCAATCTCGAAGCTCCTCCTGAGACGGTTGCTTCGGCATTGCATCCCACAGCTCATGTGGTTGGGTGATCTGGCTTTTCAGCCACGTAGTCGAGAGTTCGACGTTGTTTAAAGAGCCTGCCAGTCTGTTCCATTTAGCTTCCAGCGTCCTGCTGATGTGTTTAGTATCACCGCCGGAGGTATTTTCGTCAACACCGCTAGAGATAAAATATTACCGCAAATGGTTATGTGCATGTTTTTACTATTGATTTATTTTTTTAAAGTTTTGCAGAGCTAGTCTGGATGTGTAGGAGCTGAATTGCGCAATGTGATAAGTGTGATTTATATTTATTCAATAAATACAATTCGTTAGGTGTGTTTTTGACGGGCTGATGGTAAAAGAAAACCCGGCGCGGAGGCCGGGCTGAAGGGGCTCATTCTAATCGATTGATTTAATATCCCATTGAGGTCGAGAAACCAGAGTGTATCTGGGCTTGCCCTTACCAACAGTTTTTTTCAGGAACGTGGCTGTTGCAACGCTTCCTAAGTGCTTGTTTATAATATCTGGGTCATCTACAGCTTTGTCAATGCTAGCGGTTCTGATATCAGTGTTACCTAAAACTATAAATTCACATTGGCGCTTGTTAGGAAGAGTTCCCAAAAATATAACGTTCTCAATAATTTTTTCCTGCTGAATGTTATCATTGCTGAGATGTTGATATACAGCTTCAAGCTGTTTTGGCTCTCTAAAAACGATGCTAAAACCTTGGCTTTTAAGTGTAAAAACTGTTTTATTTTCATGCAGATAATGAATGAATGCTCTGATTTTATCTAAGGCCCGAGAGTCTAAGTTTTCTATAGCATCAGACAATTCTTCATCATCATTATCCAAGCTTGCCTGAAATATTTTTCTGGCCTTATTAATAGCTTTTGCTACTGGGGTTTCTTCATCGAATTCAAGAGGAGCATCAGGTCTAAACTCTTCAAGTACGAATCCGAAAGAACCACGGGCTGACGCGGTAATCATGAGATGATTATTTTCTATGTTTGGTATCTTGCCTGATGCAGGAAGTGGGCCATTGAAAGAGGTTGCCAAGTAAGCTATTGCATCATTAAAACAAGATATAGCTTTTGTTCCAAATACTGCTGAAATGCCATGCGTGCCAACTACTGTTGGGCCTCTAAAAGTTAACACAGCATGCGTAGGTTCATGTTCTCGAACGTCAGCTTGTGAAATTAATCGCTCAACTTTCTCCAGACGGTCTTCTAAGCTTTTTCGGCTAATAGAATGACTTGTTGGCATATTTTTTAATAGATTACTTATTTGCTCGCGCTCACTGAGAGCGAAAACATAATCATTACGATTCATTGTTTGACCCCCTCAGTAGTAGCCGAATTAAGTATAGTCATTGCCACAACATCAAGTTGTGGGTTTAACGGGATTTGGATAAATCCCTTCCACGACAGATCGCGTCTATGTGCCCACATACTGTACCAATATACAGTCATTTCAACAAGCTCATGACTTGGTAGATTAAGTTCTTGGAAGTAGGAATCTACGAAAAACTCCTTCTTAACAAAATCATGATCAAATAGCTCTGGCTTTCTACCGATTACGATTGCATCATTATCGCCATTACTGAATTGAAAAAAGGTCACAACATCGACATCATTCGGTGGCCTTTTTTCAATAAGTTCAATATGTTCTGTGAAGCTTCCATCTACCCACTGAAAACCTTCAACTAGCCCTGCTTGAGTGAGTGAAACACGAAAGTTAAGAAAACCCTTAAGGATTTTAATCCTTGCAGGGCTAAGCGAAAAAGTACTAACAAAGCGTACTATATCCATTTTGTATGGGGAACGAGTATGGCTTGTAGGATCAGCCTCGTCTATTGGGGGGATTAACCCCATCTCATTCCATAGAGAGACAGTTGGTATACTCAATGCTTAACCTTTATAACGAACTGAATATTCGGCAAAATATTGTTTTTAGGTATTGGCTGCTGTGCTTGTCGGACGTTTATTTCGTGTCACCCAAACGTCTCTTCAGGCCATTGACTGGCGATAACCCTTCCCACAACGACACAACTCTCATTGCATGGAATTATCGGAAACTGTGGGTTCAATGGTTGTAAAAATATCTGTCCACTGTCTTTTATCAATTTCTTGAATGTAAATTCATCACCGCCAAGTCGAGCTATGCAGAAATCACCTGGTTCAACAGCCTGTTCAGGGTCAACCAAAATTAACATCCCATCAGGGAAGCTGGGTTTAGAACCAGCCGGAGCCGTCATAGAATTGCCTTCAACCTCAAGCCAGAATGCAGAGTCACTGGCTTTTTTGGTTGTGCTTACCCATCTCTCCGCATCTCCTCTGGTAAAGGCTCTAAGTTCTGGAGAGAACATACCGGCCTGAACGTGAGAAAAAACAGGGTACTCATACTCACTTCTAAGTGACGGCTGCATACTAACCGCTTCATACATCTCGTAAATTTCTTTGGCGATTGAAGGGCTAAACTCTTCAACGCTAACGTTGAGTATTTTTGCAAGCAATGCGGCGTTAGATGCATTTAATGCATTGATGCCATTAAATAAAGCACCAACACCTGATTGCCCCATCCCCATCTTGTCTGCAACAGATTCCTGAGATAAGCCAAGTTCATTTTTCTTTTTTTCATAAATGGCTTTAAGGCGACGTGCGTCCTCAAGCTGCTCTTGTGTTAACGGTTTCTTTTTTGCGCTCATACGTTAAATCTATCACCGCAGGGGATAAATATCTAACACCGCAGATGTTGACTATTTTACCTCTGGCGGTGATAATGACTGTATGTACTAAGGAGGTTGTATGGAACAACGCATAACCCTGAAAGATTATGCAATGCGCTTTGGTCAAACCAAGACGGCTAAAGATCTTGGCGTGTATCAAAGTGCGATCAACAAGGCCATTCATGCAGGCCGAAAGATTTTTTTAACTATAAACGCTGATGGAAGCGTTTATGCGGAAGAAGTAAAACCCTTCCCGAGTAACAAAAAAACAACAGCATAAGTCACCCCGCTCTTTGTAACAACGGACATTCGTCCTACGTCGCTGAAAAGCGAGCCCCAAGATATCTGACCAACTCAGGCCATATGCGTTTCCACGCATACCAGTCAACTAACTATTCACTATTGGAAATCTTAAGAAATGGAAAGAACAAGTTACAGCAAACTATCACAGCGCGACGTTGATCGCGCAGAAACAGATTTACTCATCAACCTGTCAGCGATTACCCAGCGCGGTCTGGCAAAGATGATTGGCTGTCATGAATCGAAGATAAGCAGAACGGACTGGAGATTTATTGCTTCGGTCTTGTGTGCTTTCGGAATGGCATCAGACATCAGTCCGATTAGCAGGGCTTTTAAGTATGCGCTTGATGGACTCACCAATAAAAAACGCCCGGTGTGCAAGACCGAGCGTTCTGAACAAATCCAGATGGAATTTTAACAACATCCAGCGAGGTAATTATATGCGAAAAACGCAGGAAAATAAACGCGTTAATCACCGAAAAGATGTGCTACGTGACCAGTTTTATCAGGGGGTTAATCCAGCAATAGCTGTGCCACTGAGAGAAATACTTAACAGGTACAAAACTTCGGAGAAGTCAAAATGAGCATGAATCTTATGGCTAAGGCCATGAATATAAAGGTTGGCAACCCACTGAGAAAACTGGTTCTGATTAAACTTGCCGATAACGCCAATGATAATGGCGAATGCTGGCCTTCATATCAACATGTCGCTGACCAGTGTGAGGTGAGCAGATCGACAGTAAAAAGTCACATTAGGGCACTGGAAGAGATGGGGCTTTTGAAAAGGGAATTCAGAAGAAAAGGAGAGCTTAACCAGTCAAACGTTTTTTATCTGACGCTGGATAATGCACAACAAATCCAGCCAGAATCAGGTGGGGCAGGAGCTGCCCGGGGTGGGGCAGGAGCTGCCCTAGGGGGTGGGGCAGGAGCTGCCCTAGGGGGTGGGGCAGGA